TAGAAAGATTGGGCCGCAAACTTATGGCTGGTGATGTTATTGAAGTTCCACATTTGAATGATGACCTGCTGTTAGATGCCACAGCCAAGAGCATTAATAAATTTTATGCTGTTCAAGATGCAAGTCGTGCAGCCGAAGGTTTTGGTCCAACTTGGTGGCCACACCTTTGGAGAGTCAAGGTATCGCCAATCAACGATGCACAAGAGTATCGCAGTATCTTAGGCAATCCAGAAGATCCTGACAGTTTGAAAAACGCTCTAAGCACTTATCAAACTGAAATAAAAATTGACAAAGCAATTTTAGCTAGTGCAGAAACATTTACACCGGGTGTGGGATATCCGGCCGGACATCCTAACACTGCTGCTGATGAACCAACTTATATTCCTCAAATTAATGTAATGAAATCTGGTGGTATCAGTGACAATACGGTAATGACCAAAGAGTTGGCTGCATCGCGAGGAGACACTACAGATGTTCCAACAGGATTGACATTTCCCAGCAACCCAAATCAAGGGGATTTGTTTATTCGTGTAGACTTTACACCAAACAGATTGTTTTCTTATCGAGGAACTAGATGGCACAGAGTACTTGATGTTGAAATTGCTGATTGGAGAGCCAACACTGTCAATGCCGGTAGCTTTATTCAAAATAAAGCAAATACCACCACTAATAGTTTTGGAACCGAGAGTACCACCATAAAAAGCCAGCAGCCGCTAAGTCGAGTATTCACTAAACCTAAACCTAAGGCGGACAATTAATGAGTCAACAGGTATATTTTTATGATCAGCAAATTCGCAGATGGTTATTACAGTTCATGCGACTGTTCAGCGGTTTCAGTGTAAAAATGGGCAAGGACGGCGATGGCGCCGATTATTATCATCAGGTACCGGTGAGGTATGGTGATACTACTCGTATGAGCCAACATATTCTTCGCAAGAACAGTGAAAACACAATTCTAAGTGTGCCGGCTATCAGTTGCTACATTGCTGAACTACTGCCAAACGCCGAGCGCAGAATGTCACCTACCTATCAAGAGACTGTGCAAATCTATGAAAAACTATATGATGATACTACAGGTACCTATCAAGACAAGGTAGGTGAGACTTATTCGCTCGACCGTCATTCACCGATTCCTTATGACCTAACAATCACTGTTGATGTATGGACTAGCAACACCGAGCAAAAACTACAGCTACTTGAACAAATTTTATTATTGTTCAATCCCAGTGTTAACTTGCAGAGCAGTCAAAATCCATATGACTGGACCAGTTTGGCTGTGGTTGAACTTATTAATATCACATGGACTTCGCGAGCAATTCCGCAAGGCACTGACGACATTATTGATGTGTCCAGTTTAATTTTTCAACTGCCTATCTTTCTAACTCCACCAGGCAAGGTCAAGAGACAGGTACTCATTCACAGCATTTTAAGCAATGTGGGCGCAGACTTTGGATTCATTGACGACATTATCATTAACAGCAATTTCCAAAGTCGCCAATGGATTACATTTAAAGATAGACACATACGAGTCACTGACTCGTATGTTCAGTTATTAAACAAGGACAATTCTATTGTTGATCCCGAAACAGGCGTAAATCTAAGTTGGAAATCACACTTTGACAACTATGGTGGTATCAATGACGGGATTACAGAAATAAGGCTTAAATTAGGCAACATTGATAATCCGCAAGAAGTTCATCTTACAGTGAGTCAAGTTACAGGAAACCCCAATGTTCTTAGTTATACAATAGACAATTCTACTCTGCCTGCCAATACTATTGCAATTGTTAACGGTATAATTGATCCCACTCGCGGTGCGCCCGGTGACGGGACTATTCCTGCGGCGGCAAATGGCCAACGATATCTGCTTGTTGATAGCGTTCCGCAAAACGGCCTATGGGGCGGACTAGTTGCAGATGCCAAGGATATCATTGAATACAATGGAACCAATTGGGTGGTAAGTTTTGACGCCAGCGCCATCATTGGCACAGCATATACAGTAAACGCAAATACCATGAAAAAATTATTCTTTGATGGTAACGAGTGGTCGGTGGCAACTGAAGGAATTTTTGATCAAGGCTATTGGAGAATTGTTAACTAATTACTAGATTATGAGAGCAGTCGGCGCACTTATTCTAAGTCAAAATACACAACGGGTTCTAATGCAACTTAGAAGTCCCGGAGAGTCCCACAGCATGAGTTGGGGACTGTGGGGAGGTAGGCTAAATGTCAACGAGGGTGATTTAAATGGCCTCAAGCGAGAGCTGTGCGAAGAACTAGGTTACCCCGGCGTACCTGATACTGTAGGCATGAGTCATGTCTATACTTTTACCAGCCGCGACTATAGATTTAGACATGTTAGCTATTTGATTTTATGCAAAGACGAATTTACGCCAACAATAGACAGTGAAAGTTCAGGATATTGCTGGGTTGACCTTTGGCATTGGCCACAACCATTGCATAAATATACTGCTAAGATGTTTAGTAGCCGAGGATTTAAAAATGCACTAGAAGGGTTATTGCGTAATGTTAAGGCTAATTAAATTTGAACCGCAAGCACCTGCACACTATACTGGACCACATCGACAACTTGAGTTCCAGCAATGCTGGCGTCCGTGGTTAAACAATCCGTGGTTAAACAAAATCTATAAAAATTCCGTTTGTTATACTGAGCGGTGGTATCTCGAGCTGAGAAAAATGATACTTGATTACAACTGGAAACATCCATTGATATACAGTATTACTGGGGATGTTGAATTAAAAAAATCTTTAGTAAAGAGCACTGTGCTTGATGGTGCTATGTTTCGAGATATTGTTAACGATCCTCTATATCCCGAGTATCATGTATCTGCCAGTATTAATCTAAAAAAGACCAACCGATGGTGTGCATTTTTTATTAGCCTTCCTAATTCACACGAAACTCTTGTACACCTAAATGGCCCATTAAGCGACTGAGATCTAGGTCACACCAAATTTTAAATCCATGGGCAGTTAACAATTCACTAAATCCCATATCTTCGCCTTGCCAAGTTGATGTTGCCGGATGCCAAATTAGCGGAAAATGTGGACCGGGCACACGATCAATGACTGACGCTTTGAGCAGCAAACATCCCAAGCCGGTGTAATTTATTTGCACAAGTCCATTACCAGTGATATCTACTGGTTCAACTGGATTTATATTATGGAAGGCTGTTGGATGAAAAGGCGGCACACGCTTAGAATAAGTGGCACAGACAACTTCTTTTTTGTGTTCAAGTAATCTGACAATTGTGTCTTCTGGGAAAGTCATGTCGCTGTCAAACCACATAATATGATCAGCATAATGTTTTCTAATAGCTGTATCCAGTAATACCTGCCGCTGGTTGCTCAAGACTGTACCAGCGTCCATATCAAACACTACTGGAATGCTTTGTGCTTCTGTGAAACGAATTGCATTTATTAAACAGAAAGCAAATTCAGCATGAACCAATCCGTTGGTTGGAACGCATATGACTACTTGTTCGCTTAGTTTAGTTGGCGAATCATAGCGATCAAATAAGTTTTTGCCAAACATTACTTGTTAATTTACATCGTTTGTAGATGTAGGTGTATTTGTCAAGTTGGCTTTTCTTTCAGCCTGCCTGGTCACTTTGCTGATGACATTTAAAAAATACTGACATTTTGTTATTGCTTCTTCATATAGCTCAGCCGGAAGCTTTAACATTTGTCCCATATTTTCTGCTGTGGTTTTCTGAACTAAAGCTTCAATAGCTGCTTTTCGTGACAATTCCTCAACCCAATATCGAGGTTCAGCATCCTCAAGTTCCTTTGCAATATCATCGCCAATGTTTGTTTTAACATCATTAATCTTGGCAGCAATAATATTCATCTCTGCTAAAATAGCGGTCTTTTCCAAGTCATTAGTGGACTTTACATATTCTGTGTTTAAAAATTCAATGTCTCGACATAGCGCGATCAAGAATCTAGGGCCTTCTTGATTTGAAAATAAAAAATTTTCTCTTTCAAACTTAGTACGGTATGGTACTTTAGATAAGATTGATCTTGCAGTATACAAAATATCATTTTGTTGAAGTGGCACAGTAAATTCCTCCTGTTATGAAGTATATATCATATTATAACCATAAAATTTAACCAAAAGAAAAGGGACAATTTGCCCCTTTTCTTTGTGTGCCACAAATTTGTTATGTATTGTAAGGAACTGTTCTTCCACCAAAAGTGCCACTAAGGCTAACTGCACCTGAATTAATACCAATATGTCCACCAAGCGTGCCTCTTAGATAGATGTTTGATCCTGCACCAGGTGTTGAGTTCGAATAACCTTTACGCACATTGGTAAATGTAATCTGCGATCCGGTTGCTGGAAGAATTGGCATAGTTTATCTCCTTGTTTCCGGCTTTCAATGTAAAGTTCTAGCTTTCACCTCTTGGCGAAGTGCTTCAATCATTGCCTGTTGCTCTTTGATTGCTTCAACTAACACTGAAACTACTTTGTCATAACGAATGGTCTTGTAACCTTCCAGTGCAGATTCGGTTACCAATTCTGGCATAACTGCTTCAACTTCTTGAGCCAGTAAACCAATTTGGTTGTCAAACTTCTCAACACCTAAGCTAGCAGCCAGTTCGTTTGCACGATATGTGTAGCCACCAATTGCCATGACCTTGTTCAAAGCCCCTTGAATTGGAGCAACATCTGTCTTCAGTCGTTCATCAGAGTAATAAGCTGTAACTTCACCAGTTGCACGAATATCACCGGTTACCGTAAATGTACCCGAGTACGAACCGCTCATGGTCAGTGTGCCTGTGCTGGTGATTGTGCCACCCGACAAACCATTGCCTGTTGCAACAGAAGTAACACCAGAACTTGTAACGTATCCTGCACCATTGGTTAGTTGGTTGGTGTTTGTTACATTAGTGGCACCTGAAGCAATGCCATCTAATTTAGATTTGTCAGAAGCACTCATTGAACCGGCTGCTCCAGTTGTCGCGGCACTAATACTGATTGTTGGTGTTGTGCCACCTGACGATGAAATTGGAGACGAACCAGAAACGGCTGTAACACCAGAACTTGTAACGTATCCTGCACCGTTGGTCAGTTGGTTTGTGTTGGTAGGAATAGTGAATACACCAGTTGAGCTGTTGTATGCACCAGAACCTGCTGTGAAACTCACTGCGGCTCTTGCACGAGCATCTGTGTAGTACAAGTTGCCGCTTTCGCTGACTGCACCTGTGTTGATCGATCCAGAACTACCTAAACTAATTGATGTACCGTTAATTGTGATACTGCTATTAGCCAAAGAACTGTTTGGAACTGAACTCAAGCTTACTAACAAGCTGTCGCCGTGTGTGGAATCATCACTGGCAACTGCAACTGTTACGCCAGCAGAACCGCGGAACTTGAATGTATCGTTGTTGCTGTCGGCTGCGGCAGTTGTTGAGCCGTCTGTGAAGTTCTTGAATATGTTCTGTGAACTACCTAAATCTGTGTTGGTAACTGTTGTGCCACTTACGCTAATACCTGATCCTGCTGTAGTAACTGTTACGTTTGCGCTACCATCGAAGCTGACACCATTGATTGTACGAGCAGTTTGTAGTGTAGTTGCTGTGCTTGCGTTGCCGCTTAATGCGGCAGTAACTGTACCGGCTGTAAAATTACCGCTTCCATCGCGAGCAACAATTGCGCTTGCTGTGTTAGCAGAGGTAGCATTGCTTGTTACTGTAAATGTAGCAGCACCCGAACCG